TTCCTGCTCCTGCTTGCGGCTGCATCTGCTGCACCGCGGCTTCGATAATCTTTGACACGTCAGGTAGCAACGCATCTGGATTATCACGGTTAAAATTACGCGCCAAGGTCATAGCTGATACTCTTGTCGCAAGAAGCATTTCCAAGTAATACTGTTTCAAATCTGGTGAAATGCCCGGAGAATTGATCGCTTGAATAATCTGTGCTTGACTCTGATAGTAGCGATCAAACCTATCTGAAATAAGAATGTCGTTTTGTTTTTCGAGTTCTTTGTTAGCAGATGCCGAAGCTGGACGAAGACGCAGACCTAGTGTGCCATCACGGTAGAGATCGAGCGCCTTCTTTAGTTTCTCAGCGTCGCTACCATATTTCTTGAGCTTTTCTCCAATACCAAAGTTTGAATACATTGTAAGAAACTTACAACCCAATTTCACATGTGCTGAGCGCATGTCTCCAGTACGCAGATTATTCCTGTTATTCTGCTGCGCCATGACCATAGAAGTACCAGAGGCACTGTAGATGCCGCGTTTTGAATTTACAATCCCACCACCTGTGCCACCAGAGGCCGGATCAACACCAGTACGCTCCTTAGCTATCGCCATGTGGAATTGGTCTGGACCATCACTATAACCCAGATCAGCGCCGGCTTTAATATGCTCGATCTCATCTTTGTGACCCGGCAACACAACGCCAGGAAACACATCTAGCATAGAACCAAGCTTAGACTCAGGATCAGCGCGCCACACACCCAGCATCGCCATATTACGATTGTTTGTGCGCCAGTTATTATTGTTCGACAATTCCTTCTGAATCATGTGAATCATCTCAGCAAAACCTGTACCAAGATAAGACTCATCATCGTAGGCTAATTTCATGTCCTGATATGGGAGCATGTTCTTAGGATAATTATTAAAAGCTATCCACAGAATCTTCTCTGTACGTTTGTGATACTTTGCCTGGAAAGAATACTCCTTACCGCTGAGATAGTATGTAAAGAACACTGTGTAAACATACCACCGTGCTGCACCAGTGTCTACACCAGAGGAATCAATCGAAAACTGCTCATTGATCTCCCGTTCCATCTCTGTTTCTTGAACAGCGTCAGGACTACTAAGCAACTTCTCAATGTCTGACTGTTTGTAATAAGGACTCTTTGCTTTAAGATCCTGCACCGCCCACATATCGAGTGGATCAATATGCCCAAAGAGCTTCATATTCTCAAGCTTTGGCACTGAAGGATCAAAGATAAATCTGTTAAGCGGTAACAACTCAGGATGAGGACCATCACGCTTGGTAATGATACGGTCTTCTGAAACTACAGGACCATCTTCTGCCGAGGTTCCGCCAGATTTATACTCACGCACTACCTGCGTCTCGTACTCATAAGGCGTGTAGATAACTCCTGTACCGTACTTAATTGCACTGTGAAAGGCGCTCTGTTCTACCCTGTACAAATCAAGCTCATCTGGCGCATAAGCCATATCCATCAGGAAATTCTGAACAACCTGCTTCAGCTCTTCCCCATCTTTCTTCGGCAATCCTCCACTCATTGTCGCCGCCCAGAGTGGATCATACATATAGATTCCACCCATGATGCGAGCAAGAAGCTCATCTGAGGCAGTACCAATAATAGGAATTACTAAGTTCGCTGCGCCAGGCCAAGGCCAGTCTGCTTCTTTATTCTTCGGACGAGCCTTATACAACCGCACATATTCTGGCAATTTCTCGGTTCTGAAAGTCTGTAGGCGCCGATCAAGATGTGCAATCTTGTCCTTAATAAAATCACAGATCTCGTTGAAGTTATCTTCTCCAATGAGCTTCGGCGTTACTTCAGTAGGTGGCTGATATGGCATTAGAGAATCCCTGTGTTCGCCGTGTTTGGAGGATTAACTGGCTTTGACACTGTGTCAATCTGACCAGTAGAATTCTGTGTCGTGAGCACTGGCACGGGCATTATGGAACTGAAACTCTTGAAATCCGCCGTCAGCAGACTCAGGAACTTGTAAACGAATGTGTAACCTACACTGCCATTTGGTACAGGTAGAGCTTGTACCAAAGCCGAGGCGACAGAGTTCACAACATAGAACAAAAGAACTAGCTGTAAAGTTACTGGAATGTTCATATTACATGCTCCTAGTTGCCTTTGCAGCGGCGTAACCTTCTTGAAAAGCTTTTAACATTGCTATTGCAACAGAGTGTGAAGTGATATCTTTAGTATGATCTTCAAGTTGCTTATCGTGTTCTACCAAGTGAGCAGCATGATTATTCTGATTAGAGTACAAAACACCGGCAAAAAAGATACAAGTGATGATACTCACGATTGTCGGTCCCCAAGCTGCCCAGTCCATAGACTATCCCCTTACGCTGTTGCTGCTGTCATACGTCTTATAAACTGTGCACGTTGTTTGAGCATGAATTCATCAACATGCTCTTGAGAAACTTTGTCGAACTTCCAAATCTGTGGACCATAGGATAGAACGTCGAGCAAGTCAATTAGTCCTTTACGCTGACCATACTGTTCTACTTCTTCCTTGAACTCTGCACAGTTGTTTGAGTCTAGCCAAAGTTCATGGCGTTCCACGAGAGGAATGAAATTCTCAATTCGTTCAGCTTTAGCGTTGGCATTTTGAGGAGTCTTAAGTGGAAGAAACTGAATACCGCTAAGCTCTGGATGTGAGTGCTTGTGCTCTTCGACAAAGTAATTCAGATGATAAAGTAAGTACTTCTGTGCTGCCACAGCTTCAACATAGACAACGCGGAGCTTCCACTTCACAGCAAGAAAGAAAATCTGCTTGACAAAATCATCAATAGGACAAGCCTTTGCCCATTGGTCGAGCAGATATACTCTACACGGGTCACGCTCTACACCAGTCACCGCGATAGCATGACGGCACCGACCGTCTTTGCCAGCTGCTTGACCTAAGTGCGAGCCACCATGATTCGGATCAACTGTCATGTACCGATCAAGATTCCGTGGGAAGACATCTTTTTCTACATCGCCGGCTGTTACGTGATGACGGATGACAATGCGATACTGCTGAGGATGCGAGGTCTCAAAATACCTGCTGAGTGTCGGAGACTCTTTCGGAATCGCCAGCGCGCCAGTAACTTTCTCAAAATTAAAGTACCGAAAATCCGCCATGTTAAACTTAGCTTTAGACGGATCAATAGGATAGTTAAGAAACTGACAAGAAAAATGGTACGAACCTAGACGCTTCTTCCACCTGAGTAGCTTCTCTTTCGTGAATGCCTCTGGAAATATAGGGTTCCCAAAGGGATGGAGACTACAACACCCACCCAAAGCAGAGTGAGTAGTCCAGCTAAAATAAGGTTCTTCTTGTCGAATGTGTGAGTTAAGATCATCGTGGGACCACCTGTTTCCAACAACTATCTCGTCGAAATCTCTTCCTGGGTTATCTGGGTCTGAGTCAGTCGCACCCACAAGAATCTGGTGATAATCAATTGTATCAGCCATGACGACTGTAGATTTACGCGCCTCGCGGCCAACCAAATCATCCTGTACAACGACGTTGTAATGCCGTGATTGAAGCGCGGCTCCCACACCGATAAGATCAAATGTACCTTCTCCTTGACCGCGACCAGTGGAAGTTCTTCTTTGATGTAAGGATTCATTTGTCCACGTCTCCTTTGATGTAGGCATTATTTCAGGAAAAAGATGATTGAAGAATGAATTATTTTCGTAGTGATTCGAGATTCTGCTGCCCAACTTGATCGCATTGGTAATGGTCTCACTGACCAGCAGGATACGTATGTCTTGGCTGTGGGTTCTGTGCATCCACTCGATATAGAGATCAGAATAGCCAACATTCGTAAAGAAATCTTCTTCCCGTTTGCCAAAAGGTAAAGCACGCCAAATAGGAAAACACTCACTATAGACTGTAGAGTTATGAGTTGGAATAAAACTTTCCGTGACGAGAAAGAGTCCATCTTGGGCCTCTACTGAGATGCACTTGGTTGGAACTGGTTCAACTTTAGTGATTGAAGTTATACTGCGGCTGGGCGTGCGATGATAGTCGCGGCAGCGTGATGCTTTGCGTTCAAGAAAGAAAGGCACGCGATTGTTAGGATAGAATGTTATTGTATAAACGTAACCACATTCTTTGTTCGCAACAGCCTTTCCAAGATAACTCATAGTACGCATTATCGGACTTGCTTTAATTCCAAGTGAGCAAAGAAGCTCTCGCACTTGAGTTACAAGTTCAATGTTCTTTCCGACATAAGAACACTGACCTTCTTTGTTTACTGTGCCATCTGTATCCATCAAACCAGAAAGCAAATGCCAGCGTTGCTCTTCCGAGCTTTGCATGTACACCGAAGGAATGTGTTTGTTACCTAAAAGTCTCAAGGAACGCAGTGTAGCTTCAACATTACCTAAAAGCCTGTACTGGTACTTCGAGTACGAATGTGAAACTTTGTATCCAAATTCTTTGAAAGTGTCAAGAATCTCTTGATCTTTCGTAGTGTAGCCAGCGCCGTCAGAATTTCCGTCTCCAAGCCAGCATCCTAGTACATAGGGGGCAAGTGGAAGTTCTTTAACTGTATACTGCGCAGGAGCAGCTACTTTGATTTTGTAATTTGCTTCGTTATACTGCTGTCCTGTTGAGGGTTCGATCCTGGTTTTGTAGATGTAATCTTTTGCCAATTCGTCAGTACGTTTTACATCACTTCCAGAATAGTGAGTGAGATTTGCCTCTTTTCTACGTTCATTAACTGTCCACAAATGACCAGCGCCACAGACTACCTCTTCACCAGTTGAGAATGTGACTTGATAACACTCATTATTCTCAAATACCTCAGTCTCAGATATGACTTTAGTAGGAAGCCCATTCACTCCAAAAACATAGTCACCGACATGAATCTCACCTATAGTACGCCATCCTTGAAGCGTTGGCACATAGGTGGTAAGAGCCAGATCTTTGAAATGGTCACGTGGAATTTCGATGCCTTCTTTGAGGCCGTCTTTCATTACTGTAAGACACATCTGATAATGTAAGTTCGAGGCCTTATCAGGATTCTTGGAAAATCTGTTTTTGCCCATTACGACGGTGCTGAAATAGTACAAGTCCATCAAAGAGTTTGCGCGATAAACCTGCTTCTTCTCCGCCGGCGTTTTGCATAAGTCTGTGGGAATGAGATTATAACCTAGAACAGTAGAACGAGGTACGAAAGTATCCCCAGTCTCTCCTACTTCGAGGACACGGAGTACATCTCGTACCTTCTGTTCTATTTCACGCTGGCTCATTTTCCTGCAACACCTTTATACTCTTTTGCTACAACTGAATAAACTGGAGATGAGTTTAACTTCCGACGGCGCTTCACGCCGCAGTCGGCGCCACAGTGGTTGCAATGATCTCTGCAATCTCCTCAGCCAGACCATTGATGATCGTGGAGGCAGGAATGAACAAAGGCTTTTTCAAGCATTGAACCTGAAGTGTCTTTGTCGCAGGGTTGTAGTTATAGGTGAAAACGAACGAACCATGAACAACTGTCACAGTCTCATTCGCTGTCGCAGCAACTTCCTGGCCAGTGTCGGCTTTGATCTTAGCAACCAAAGCATCAAACATTGGCTCGGTGACGTTGGTGAATGTTTGCATTTGCAGAGACATGTGTTTCTCCTAGAGAAGAGTGCTCGTAGCAACCTGTTTCTGAACTGTAGTTGCCGTCGCAGTTGTCGTCGTCGCCGTAGTGCTTGACGGAATGAGATTAAGCAACGCGACGATGCTGTTGATGATCGCCGTCTGCTGAGTCGTTTCGATCTGAGTTCCTGTCGCAGTCTCATACGCGGTAAAAGCCGCTTGTGCATCCGCAATAGCAAGTGCGAGCTTCTGCGAGCCGGTACCACTCTGCACATTCGCCGCCGCTGCAAGAGCTTCGGCTTTCGTAACCGCTGCGGTGATACCTGTGAGCAATGGCGAAAGAGCGGGATCAATAATCGCTACCACACCAAGGCTACTAGTAATGACACTATCGACAGTAGAATTCGTGAAGAACTTCTTCAAATCCGCCGGTACTGCCTCAAGCCATGTGATGAATCTGTTTGCCATTTGTTACTCCTT